AGATAGGGATAAGATATTTCTGCGTTATCAATCAAATCGGCTCTAATGGCTTATATTCGCACAAATAGAGCAAGGGGTAGTCCCATACAAGGGGTAGGTATCGATAGGCTGCACAAGGGGCGTTTTAGGCGCTTAGGAGCGATATTAGACGTATTCAGCAGGGCACTAAACGCATGTTTCGGTCAATTTATACTAACGATAAAGTATATTATAGTGAGTTTGGCCGATATTTATGCTTAATTGGCTTAATTTAAGTTGGTGTAGCTGGTCGCTGAACGAAGGTGAACCAACCAGGGGGTCCCGATGCCATAGGTATCGCTATTATATCTCTCACATATCGTTCCACTTTCAACACCCTGCCTTCTGGCACATATGATTTGCCTTTGGTTCGAACCACCCAAGGGGGTAGGTCCCAAAACCTACCCCCCGCTATATATTTTTTGGGAGGGTTCAACTTTGGGCTTGCGTAAAATATACATGATCAGGTATACTAGTGTACATATAAAATGAGTGTAGGTGGTACTAGTATATAATTAGTGTTAAATTATATGTTATTTTTGTGATAACATATAATTTAACTAGTGTTGTATGTACATATACACTGGATATTAGTTAATATGTAAGTACAAATATATTAAACAACATATATATAAGAGACTCTTGGTATAGGTCTGCCCCTTGTTTTTTTGTAGCTACTTCGGGTATAGTTGGTTACGCCTATTCGATATGCGAGTCTCTGTTCGGTTTCAGCCCTGCTCAGTTTCCGACTGAGTGGGGCTTTTTTATTTGCGCAGGCTTATGATCCATCCTGAGATCCCCAACTTCTCCTGGGCTGAGCTTACGCCAGCAAATATGACGCAGGAGTGCTTGGTGGCGCATTGCTGCCTTACGGTGGGCAATCGCTTTTGGGAGCATATGCGCCTGCTGCAGCTATTGCGCGACGATTGGGGTCCTTTGCGGATCACCAGCACCTGGCGCACGCCAGAGCATAATGCGGAGGTGGGTGGGGCAGAGAATTCACAGCACTTGGTATGGGCTACGGATGTGGTGCCTGCTGAGCCAGGACCTGGCAGGATTGAGGAGTTGGCATCTGCAGCAGAGTATGAGGGGTTCGATGGTATTGGGTCGTATTTGGAGCAGGGGTTTGTGCATTTGGATCTAAGAGGGTCTGACGCGAGGTGGGCAGTATGAACCTGAATTCGACGCATAAGCAGGCGATACAGCTGATGATCCTGGATCGGTGGAATCCGAGACAGCAGTCGCGTAAGGTGGCGAATCATTTGGGGGTTCAGCCTGCGACGGTGAAGGATTGGCGTAACAACGAAGATTTTATCGCTGAATACAAACGCCAGTTAGACATCTACCAGAAGAACTTCGATGACATCAAGCTAGCGGATCGCAAGGAACGAGTAAAAGAACTGGATGCGCTCTATCACCGCATTCCCGAAGCCCGTGTCCAGCTGAAGGTCAAGGTGCTGGATGCGATTGCCCGTGAGGTGGGTGATGTGCGCGATACGCACATCCACAAGCACATGGTAGAGCAGTTTGGTGTGAACGCACCACCAGCAGCAGACAATTACGAGGATTGGGTCAAGCAGAATCAGCAGATGGAAGAGATGCTGCAGTTGCAGGAGGCTATACCTGCTGATGCTGAGGTGATCGAAGAGGCGGATGAAGCCTGAGCGTGCGGTGCTGGACCCCAATGTGGCGTTCATGGTTGACCAGGCCGAGATGCCTAAGCCGCAACCAGGCCCACAGGAAAAAGCGCTGCGTGCCAAGTTTGTAAACCAGTTGTTCTTTGGTGGCGCTCGTGGGGGTGGCAAGTCGTTCACGCTTCTGTTGGACTTCGCCCAGGATGTGCCCACCTATGGCAAAAACTGGCGTGGTATCATCTTCCGCAGGACCTATCCTGAGCTAGATGAGATCCTGGCCGAGTCGCGCCGAATCTTTTACCAGGCTTTCCCTGGTGCCGAATACAAGGTGGGTCAACGCAAGTGGTTTTTCCCCAACGGCGCTGAGCTTTCCTTACGCCACTTGGAGAATGAAGCCGCAGCAGATTCATATCAGGGTCACCAGTACACCTGGATCGGGTTCGACGAAATACAACAGTGGGATAACCTTGCAGCGTATCACAAGCTCAAGGCGTGCCTGCGCTCAGGCGCTGAGAACATCCCTGTTAAACGCATTCGCGCCACGGGCAACCCTGGCGGCATAGGGCACCAGGCGATAAAAAGCTACTTCATCGATGTAGTGCCCGAAGGGACGCTTTTTACCGACCCTGAAGACCAAAGCAGCAGGATGTATATCCGCTCTTTGGTTACCGACAATAAGATCCTGTTGGAGCGCGACCCCCACTATGTGGATCGCCTCAAGGGCGTGGGCGATGAGTTATTGGTCAAGGCGTGGCTGGAAGGGGATTGGGATGCGTTCGTTGGGCAGTACTTCAGCCTGTGGCAGGAAAAGAACATTGGCGTGCCCTCGTTTGTGATTCCAGACCACTGGACTTTGTTCGGTGGGCTAGACTATGGCGAGGCAAATTTTACAAGTTTCGGACTGTATAGCGTGGACTTCGATGGCAACATATATCGCCTGTGCGAATACTATCGGGACAACGCTACGGCCTCAACGCACGCCTTCGAAATAAACAAGATGATTGAGGCATGTCCCTTCACCAATGGGCGCAGGCCGACCACCATCTACGCCGATCCTTCGATGTTTGTAAAGCGCCGACTGAGCGAGGTCATCAATCACTCGCCAGCCGATGTTTTTGCCGATCACGGGCTGTTCCTTACTCGCGCCAATAATGACCGAGTGACGGGATGGCGTGTTATCAACGATGCCTTGGCGAACAATCGCCTGTATGCGTTTTCGGGATGGAACGACAACCTGTTTCGCATCATGCCTGCGTTGCCCAGGGATAAGAAGAACCCAGAGGACTTGGACACGCACGCAGAGGACCATGCTGCAGACGAACTACGATATGCTATGATGCACCTATACAAACCAGCCTCTCCCATACAACGGGCTAATAAAGATCCCTTCCACGGTGAAAATGTCATCGACAGTGCCATAAACGAGCAGGCGATGACCTACGGGAGATACGCTTGAAAGCTGAAGACGTACAGTTCTGGCGCAAGAGCATCGATAACGCGCAGAAGTTTATGCACCCCAAGCACAAGGAGTGGCGCAGGCTACTGGCGATGTATCGCATGGAGTTTGAGGTGCCCGATCTGGATAAAGACCAGGTGGTGCGAATCTCACGCTTTTACCCCCTTACACGCCAGATCATCTCTTCGATTGCCTACAACTATCCGCACGTTTTTCTGCGTGTGGAGAATCCCAACCGAGAATACCAGGCTGAGATACTGGAGCGAGTGGCGAATGCTGCGCTGGAAACGATGCAGGTCAAAGAAGAGATGCAGCAAGCTATCTTCGATGCGCTGTATTGCTCTTTGGGCTGGCTCAAGTTCGACTACAACGCACCTGGCGATGATCTCTTAGCGCCCTATGTGGTCAACGATGCGCTGCAAGACGATATGGTTGCGGTGCGGCGTGTGCCACCCTTCAACGTCTTCGTTGATCCACTCTGCCCACCCCACAAGCTGAGCCATGCACGATACATCGTCGAGCGGATGCTGGTGCCTTTGGAGTTTGTCAAAAAGGACGAGCGCTTCGTAAACCGCAGGCAGGTCACGGCAATAAATTCCGCTGCCGACAGCGAGGAAACGCTCTACGACATCGAAGACCGTGAGTATGCGTCACAGGACGAAGAGAACGCAGTGCAGCAGGCTAAGGACCTGGGCGATTACGCACTCCTGTATGAGGTGCATGATAGAGTGCATCGAAGGCGCATCGTCTTCGCTGAAGGCGTAGAGCAACCCATCGAAGACATACCACATCCCTTCTTAGAGCAAGAGCCTGTCTATGCCCCTGATCCATTCACGGGTGAAGAGATGATGACGGGCGAGTTCAACCCCACAGGCTCTTACCTGGTGCAGGGTGGTTTCCCCTACCATGCCATCAAGTTCGACCTGTCCGAAGAGTCGTTATACGGCCTGCCCATGATGGGGTATGTCGAGGACGAACAGAAAGCGATTGTCGAATCGGTATCGCGCAGGGTGGACCTGCTCAAGCGCTACCCACGTATCATCCTGGGGCAGCGCTCTGAGCGCGAGGAGAATGCCAACATCTCCGACCAGCTGACACGGGCACGCGATGGGCAGGTGGTATGGGTAAATGATATTAACAATGGGTTTCGAGAGATGCAGATGGGTAACCCTCCTCCTGACCAGTTGGGCATCGAAGCCGATATGCGCAACTATGAGGAGCAGGTCCTCAACGTGTCGCAGATGGCAATGGGAGGGGGTCCCAGGCGCACCGCTACCGAGGCATCGCTTATCGCCTCTTTCGGGACGCAGAACAGAGAGTGGTTATCAGCAGAGGTGGGTAAAGCCTACGAGGCAGTGATCTACAATACGTTTCGCATCATGGCCGACCCCAGGTATACGCCTGATGAGTTTATCATCAACGTGTCCGAAGGTGAGAACGACCCTGTCTACGAAGCGGTATCGTCTGACCTTTTCAAGGTGCGCTTTAAGGTCGAGGTCGAAACGCAGTCGATGCGACCCTTGTTCGAACAGCTGGAACGAGAGGACACGCTGGCACTCGCCAACTACCTGTTCCAGATGCCCGAAGTCAATCGCTCTGAAGTCATCAAGCTGGTGCTGCGTGCCTTCCGTGTATCCGACATGGACAAGTTCATCAAGACCAGTGCGGACGCAGAAGCGGTGCGTGCTGCGCAACTGGAGAACCAGTTTATGGCGGCACGGCAGCAAGACCCAGGCGTGCTACCAACACAAGACCACCAGGCCCACCTGCAGGCACACGCCAAGGCAGGCGAGGACCCAGCCGTGACGCAGTTCTTGCAACAGCAGATGCAGATCAACCCTCAGTCGATCCAACAGTTTCAGCAGATGATGCAAGCGCACGTACAGCAGCATCAGCAGTTCTTGCAGGGACAGGCACAAGGCCAGCCCCTGCAGGACACCAGCAACAAGACTATTCCCTCCGCACGCGATGGGGGCAACGCGCAGGCACAAGCCGCTGCCCTACAGAGTGTAGTGCGTTCCAACGCGCAGCGGGTAGGACAAACCGTATCTCTCAACACGGAGCAGAACTAATGCCTAAAGTGGGCGGTAAGCATTTCTCCTATGACAAAAAAGGCCGAGCCGCCGCACGCCAAGAGGCTAAGCGCACAGGGCGTAAGATGCAGACAGGATACTCCTACGGTAACCCAGGGAGGGCAGGAAAAACGCCAGGCATACAAGGGCAGACCTGCAAACAGTAAGACAGGTGCCACCTGTAAGGCGTGCCATGAGTCGAAGACCTGGTGGTGGACAGGGCGCGAGTATATCTGCGACCTGTGCCATGCCGAAGAGGATGGTCAGCACGATGGAAAGATCGTCGCTGTGGCTAAGAAGCTAAAAGCCTATTGGGTCAAGCGTGAGGTGATGCTGACTAGGCGTGGCAAGAAAAAGAAAGAACTAGAAGAGCCTGAGTTTTTCTAATGCCGAATCAGACTGACCGAGACATCATCGATGCACTGCTTCGGCAGATGGACCCCTACAACACACCGCAGGGTTCACCCGATGTGTTGGCACAGTTAGGGGCACGGTTAGAAAGCGCAGGAACGCAACTAGAGGGCAGCTTGCAGGGGCGCAACGAACTGGAACGTATGGCTGAGCTAATCCCACGTTGGTTAGCAGCAAACCCTATGCAAGAGGCAGGCGCATTAATGCAGATGCGCCAACCAGAGGTAGAGCAGTTGAAGACGATGGCGCGACAGGCAGCAGCTGACCCAATGGGTACCGCAGAAGCGGTGGGGCGTGCAGGTGTGGGTGCTATTAAAGACCCCCTGGGCACCGCAGAGAAACTGTCCCTGCCTGACATCATGGGGGGCGGTAAGGCGCTTACCAGCCTGGGGCGCATGGGGCGTAAGTTGCGTGGACCTGACTTAATTGAATCGGTGATGCCCGAAGCAAAGGTAGAGCGTCCCAGCTTGCAGGTTGAACCCAGCCAAAGATTGCCAGAGGTAGATGCAGAAAAAGCACGTTTAGATAGAGCGGCGAAGCAGGGTTTCGACATCGAAGCCTTTCACGGAACTAAGGGCGATATAAGTGCTTTTGATCCTGGCCTGTTGGGTGCAACTACTAGCGCACCTAGCGCACGCAAAGGCTTTTTCTTTAGCGCAGATTCAGAGACTGCTGCAGCGTATGCTAAGGCAGCTGATCCAGTTAAACTAGGGCGAATAAGTGAAGATGAGTTTGATGCAAGGTTAAAAATACTTTCTGATAGGCAGTCTGAGCTTACCAAGAAAACAATGGAAATTGATGATCAGGTAAATGAGGCGATTGGGGTTAATGCCTCGCAGCGAATGCTTAATGCCATAGATAGTGAAATAACCAAGCACAGAGAACCCCGTCCATTGGATGAAAAAATTAAACAATTACTGGCAGAAGAAGATTTTTTGGGATTTGAGACAAAAGGTCAAGCTGCACGGGCGATACTTGATAATGATGATTGGTCAAATAGATGGGATGTTAGAAATCCAAGTACGGTGGAGGAAATTGAGACTTGGAAAAAAATGGAAAAGCAAAAAGAAGCTCAGTCTAAAGTTGGATTAGACAAGTTGTTAAAACAAAGGGACAGTGCAGCGGAAGTTTTAAGTCGTTCCTACGATGACTATTCGCCGTATGTAGACAAGCATTTTCCTGAGATGCGGCAACTTGAATCAGAAATAGATGATTTGGAAGGGCGCATTGATAGGGGTGAGGTGGGGCAGGGAGGTGACAACATAATGCCTGTTAAGTTAAAACTGCAGAACCCCCTTGAGCATGATTTTGGCAATCAGTCATACAGAGAAGTTTCCTACCACGATTTACTTGAGCAGGCGCAACGAGAAGGGCGCGATGGTGCCATTTTTAGGAATACGCACGATGGTGGCGATTTGACCGACATCTACGTGGTCTTCAATCCGAGCCAGATACGATCTCGCTACGCGATGTTCGACCCGAAATATGAACCGACAATGAGTCTTAGTGACGATGCTCCCATTGCGCAAAATTTAATGGATGAGTGGGATGAGAAGCTACCAAAATTAGAGACAGAAAAAAGCGAATTAGAGCAAAAGTGGACGGACCAATGGAAGCAATTAGAATTGCTTGAAGGTGAACGCTCTACTGCTGAAAAAAACCTTCGGCAGGGTGAAAAAATGCGGATAAAATGGTATCAAGAAAACACAGACAATTTAGATCAGTGGGGCAATTATTCAAAGCGTGCAGCTGATATAGAGCGCTTAAGTGCTGGGGATAGGTCATTGTATGATGAGTTCATGCGGAAGCATGAAAGTATGGAATCGAATATGTCAAAGTTGTCTAATAACTACAACCAATCGGTTGATGCCATAGAAGAACTTGAAAATCGCCAAGCTGCTATATCGACACAGCTGCCGAAGTTGACCGAGGAAATTGAATTTATCAAAAAAGAATACCCATTTGCAAAAGGCAAGACACAACCCCAAATATCGGGCACAGGAGATATTCTCGCAGGTGCAGCCCCTGTTGTCCTCCCGCTAGGTGCAGGTGCAGCCGCAGAGGCTTATTTAGCGAACCAGGAGCAATAATGCCAGCCTACGATTGGTATTGTAAAAGCTGTAATCACAAAGAAAAAGATGTGTGGTATTTCACCTCACAGCTGCCCAAAAAGCGCAAGTGCAAAAATTGCTTGGGCAAGACGATGGAACAGGACTTTGGGCAAAAAGGTAGAAACCAAATCCACCTCACGCACAGTGGTCTTTATGGCAAGTTTGAACCAGGCGTAGCGGAATACATCAACAGCTATGGCGATAAACAGAGAATTATGAAGAAATACAACATTGTGGAAAGCAACGACCCTGTAAAAGGATCACGTTGCCACCGCATTACCCCCCCAGAGTCTCCCACACCACCAAGCGACTGGGTCAACAAGCCCAACAACGCACAGGAGTGAGGTAGCAATGAGTGAAGTAATGGATATGGATGTAGCAGAATCCACGGCAGTCGAGCAGGCACCAGCAACCTCTCCAGCTGAGAGTTCAGATGACTTTGCATCTGACCTTTCGGGGGATTCAGGTAGTGATACTGCGCAGACCGAGAGTGGGCAATCTACGGCATTTGATCCAGGGGGTGTGTCCGATTGGGCACGCCAAGATAAATCGCAGGTGCCTCAACAATACCATGCGGTTATCGATGCGGCAAAATCACAGCAGGCCGATTACACGCGCAAGACGCAGGACCTGGCCGATCAACGCAGGCAGTTTGAGACACAGCAGCAGACACAACAGCAGCAGATGTTTCAGACACTGCAAAACCAGGTCAACACACAGCAACCCAAAGAGGACCCCTATGCCGAGCTACGTTCGCGTTTGGGTCCCGATGAGAGCAGTGCCATCGATGTGGTGCGGCAGATCATTAAAACGGAGATGGGATCGGGTAACGACGATCTCAAAACCGAGGTGGGGCAGCTGAAGCAAGCCACTGCTTTACTCGCACAGCAGCAACAAGCAGGGCGAGTAAAAGAGGCGGCTGGACAACTGCAGGAAGCACGTGATGCCTACGGCGAAGCACTGGACCCATTCGCGCCACAGATCAAAGCCTTGATCGCTGTGCCGAATCCTGAATCTGGCGCAAACTACACCGTGACCGAAGCATACGAAATGGTCAGTGGAGTTAAGGCTGGTCAGGCGGCATCGTTGCGACAGAATGACCAGGATGCTAGGCGTAGCAGTAAGCGGCAAGCAAGGGGTGGACCGCAGGTAACAGTAAGTGGCGAAGGGGCACCGCTCAGTGACGGGGAACTAGTCAATGAGCTTAGAAACCTTGGCTTCGATTAGCCTTATTTTGGCTATTATATAAAAGCCGCAAACTATTGTAGGACAACAAGATATGGCAGCTATAACAACGAGCGAAAAATGGGATAGTGCGTGGACAACGACCATGCGCAGCAAGCGTAAAAGACTGACCGACAATATCAGTAATTCGTATCCAACCATTTCTGCTTTTCGCAAAGCAGGCATGATGGAAACGAGCAAAGGCGGGAAGCAAATCCAGGAAGATTTGATGTATTCACTCACCGATTCTACCTGGTTCGACGGTTACGATTCTTTGCCAACGGATAGCAATGATGGCATAACTGCAGCATTCGAATACTTCCGCTACAGCGCTACGCCCATCGTGATTTCGATGACCGAAGAGATTGAAAATCGTGCTTCGGATAAGGCGATAAAACTGCTCACTGCGAAGACCGAGCAGGCGATGACGGGCAGCATGTCCACCATCAACTCAGCCTTGTTGGGTGCGCAGTCTGGTAAGTCTATTGTGGGCTTGCAAGACATCGCTTCGGTCAGCTCTGGTGGCACGGTTCACAGTGTCGATTCGGGCACGAATACGTGGTGGGATAACAAGCGTGTCGATTACAATGGCACGTATGGCACCGAAGATTTTTCGGTGAAAGAATCGTCTACCGATATGTATAACGGCATCTTGGGTATGCGCGACCTTTGGAACCAGGTTTCCGAGGGGAACGATACGCCTTCCCATATTATTTCGAACTACAGCGTATATGGGGATTACGAGGCAATCTTCGAAGGCACGGGGTACTATCGCTTCACTTCTGCGTCTGAACAGGCGATTGGCAGCAGTGCCAAGAACGCCACGTTTAGAGGCACGGAGTTCATCGTGGATCGTGACTCACCTGGTGCTGCAGGTACGCATCAGTTGTTTATGATCCAAGATAAGTACCTCAAGTTCCGACTGCAGGAAGGTCTGAACGCTGCGAAGACTCCCTTCAAAGAGCCTGCCTCACAGCAGGCCAAAGTCGGATTTATCTTATTCGGTTGTCAGCTAATGACAAACAATCGCAGGCGGCAGGGCGTGCTGTACAACATCTCCACTTCCACGACTGTCTAAACAACCTGGGGGGCAAGCCAATGCCCACTATTCATACCCTGACCATAGGGGAAAGGTACAAGAACAATGGCACAAACAGTTCAAAACAATAACTACGGTATCAACCGTATCGGTGGAACTGGCATAGGCAGTCACGCAGGCCAGGGACTCTTTGAAGAGTCCTCCACTGCCAAGTATGACTTGGGTGAAAAACTTGAGTTTTCCGATGGTCGCGTTTTTCGCTACACGCAAGCTGGTGCAGCGATTACGGCAGGGCATCTGGTGGCTCAGGATTTTAGCGCTGGCAACATCGCTGAGTTCGATGACGCAACGATCAGTCCTGTAGCTGCAGGCGCTACTGTCATCACCATCACTGCATCGGCTCTTTCGGGTGTAGATGCTGTAAATGAGTTGGCAGGTAGCTACCTGATGACTATAGATGGTACTGGCGAATACTATAGCTACAAGATCAAGTCGCACGGCGTTGAGTCCAGCAATGCGGTGGAGTTTACTCTTTTTGATCCACTGCATACAGCAGTCGCAAGCGGAACGACTGATCTTCAGATCATTGCGCCAGCGTTTCGTAAGGTGATAACGTGCGCGGCAACCACCGATGCCAACTCTGATACGATGCCTGTTGGGGTTAGTTTTCGTGGTTTGACTTCAGCCTATTACGGCTGGATACAAACCAGCGGCATTGCTTGTGTTCGCTTTGACCTCAACAGTTTAACTGCAACAGATGTTCATGCAGGTAGGCCTGTGGTTCCTTCGGTGAATCACGGGGGGTCCGTGCAGCCTTCGCAGGCCGCAGCGGAAGGGACTGCCAATGATCTGAGCTACCAGGTTGGCACGTTGGCATACGGTGATGTTGTTGATAATCAGCAGTCGGCAGTGTATTTGAATCTGCCTGCTTAACATTTGTGAGTAGGGGGAATACTCCCCCTACTCATTTTACTACGAGGAAATCATGGCAAGACCACGAAAAAATCCTCTCCCTGTAGACGATGCTTCCCAAGACTTTTTACCCCCCCAGGAAGCAGTGGCTGTAATGGAGTCACCTGAAGAGCCTTCGATTGTTGACCTACTTGAACGTGCTTCCGAATCGCAGAAAGAGAAAATTCGGAAAGCGTTGAACGTATCGTCAGCTGTGAAGGCACCGCGCAAGCAGACCAATGCCGATGCAGCCCAGGTGCTGGCCGCGCATGGAGGTGGGACTTTTCAAAAGCCTGGTTTCGTTCCCGTGCCTCCACAGGGCGTGTCTGAAAAAGGTCCTGCTGCTATTGCTCATTGGTTAGAGCAATGGGAGGATGGACAAACCTTTTCGTCACGCTCAGCGGAACGTATGGGCGTAGATGCCGAAACACTGGCAGCTGTGGCAGTTGAGTGAAAGACCGTAGCGAACAGATTGTTACGGGCAGCGTGAATGCTGCTACAGTCTTCGGTGAGGCGGCTAATTTTGGTGCAGCTGATGTGGGCACATTGGACTTGTCTGACTCGTTCAGTGTGCCCACTCTGACCACCACACAAAGAGATGCGCTCACGGCATCCAATGGAATGCTGGTATATAACACCTCTACAAATAAATTCCAGGGGTATGAAGCAGGATCATGGACTAATCTGATATGACAGTTATAGAGTGCATCAAGACTGCCCTGGCAAGAGTAGGCATCTCCACTACGAATACAGATTTTCAAACCACTGCGCGGCTATACTTAAATGCGACCTTGCAACAGTTAGCAGGCGAAGCGACCTGGTGGTGGTTACATAAGACCGACTCCATACAATGCACCCGTGAGTTTACCCTCACCTCTGACACGGGCACCTTTACAGCCACTAGCACAGTGACAGGGCAGACCAGTGCGGCTACTGCCACGGTAGTGTCCTGGTCTGCTTCGACCAAGGTGCTGACCGTGAAAGATGAGTCAGGCACCTTCACTACCAGTGAAAGGGTGCAACAGTCAGGGTCGATCTACGGCACGCTCAGCAGCGTAGCGTCTACCAAGATTTACACGCTGGCATCAGACCTGGCCTACCCACTATCGTTTCGCAATAACTCGCAAGATTACGTCATGCACATCGATGGGTCTGAAGCGCTTGACCTGCGCGATCCCGATCAGTCGCAAACAGGTGAACCCTACTCTGTGACGATGGTGGGCTTAGACACAACGACAGGGTATCAGCAGGTGCAGCTGCATCCAGCCCCTGACGATTCAAATACCGACATCGACTATCGCTATTACGCCTATCTGCCTGACTACACCTCAGGCGATGACAGTGTAAATCTCAGCGTTAAAGTGCCAACGATTATACAGCCAGCCCTTTACTTCGGCACAGCACGCTTATACAAGCAGGAGAAAGGCGATTACGAAGGGGCAACCTTAGAGTTTGCCGAATACCAGCAGGTGGTCAACCGAGCGCTAAATGTCAATCGGCAAACCGATGGCAACAGGCGATATAGGATGCACCGTGTGGATAGCAGTCAGGTCTTCGCCTTTCAGCCAGTGGATGGGACCGTGGGCTAATGGCTTATCAAGGCGGCAGTGTAAAACTTGGACCTTGGACAGGGGGTGTGATCTATAATCGCCCTGCTGAGGATGTGGGTGCGGATGAATGCACTTCCATGAACAACTGTCGTATCAATGCTGCAGGAGCGGTAGAGAAGCGCAAGGGGTTTGCCTCTTATGAGGGGGTCGCTGCCATCACTGGCGCACCAACGATCACAGGGGTGCATGACTACGCCTACAACAGCACCAGCAACTACACGGTCATCACCGCAGGTGCGACGATCCAGTACTACAACAGTGGTTGGCAGGATATTACAGATACGGCAACGATCACCGCTGGCGATGACAATAATTTCGAATTTGTAACCACGGGTGAAAAAGACACAAATAAGAACAGGATGGTCGCAGTCAATGGAGTCAATCCACCTCTTGTATGGGCAGGAGCAAGTAATGTTGCTGTGTTGGGTCTGGATTCGCGCTTTACCTATGCGGCACACGTAGCGTGGTGGGACAACAGACTGTGGTTAGGCAATACCAACGCTCATCCTAATAGACTCTGGCGTAGCGACATTCTGGATATAGAAACATGGGGCGCTACCAACTTCTACAATGTGGGTGATGACATCACTGCGCTGGTTCCGATGCAGAATGCACTGGCGATACATACCAGAGATGGTATCCACACGCTTACACCCACAGGAAACTCCAGCATTCCCTTTCAGTTGCAACAACGCACACAGGCAGGGACGATAGCACCCAGGGCTTGCCTGACGCTACCCAATGAGCGTCAGCTGTTTGTGCGTCCCGATGGCATCTATATGTGGTCTGGTGGGGATGAGATTCGCAAAATCAGTTATGCGTTAGACGATGGGTTTTGGCCCAATTTTAATAGCGCACGATTAGCTCATATTCATGCGGTTTATTATCCGAGCGTCAACGAAGTGTGGTTCTTCATCCCCTATGGCTCTGCTACTAAAATGAACTATGCCATCATTTACAATGAGCGCTTTGACATATGGATGGGACCCTATACGGGCTTCGAGCGAGGATGCTCTGCGTTGGTAGGGGGAACCCCTCACGCAGGGGGCTTTGATGGCAAACTTTACGACATGGTATCCACCAACGACAACGATGCAGGCAGTGCCATCTCTGCCAATTTCATCACAGGTGCCCCTGCCCCACAGGGTGGAGATGTGCGCCTTCGCTGGCTATACAGCCGCACCTACTTCGATGAGAGTGGCGATTACGATGTTACGGTAACTCAGGAATCGGGTGGTCTGACCAGCGTGACAGGCTTGCTCAACCTGGTAGGATCGGGGTTCACATTGGGCGTTGACAAGGTAGACATAGGCAAGTTAGGCAGTCTACGCATGGTAAGCGCAGACCTTGATATGAGTGGGTATGACCCCCAGAGCAGTCTACAGTTTACCAACAACAACAACAACGAAACTTTTAGAATTCGCCATACGCACCTGCAGTATCTGCCGATAGGACGTATGCGCAAACCCAAGGCAGGAGTCTCCTAATGGTAGATGTGGGCACGTTTGGTATCCCTGGTAACTTTGCAACGCCATACTATAATGCCAGTACCAAGAAATATGATATGCCTGGCCTGCGGAAATTTCTGCGTGGGCAGCTACCCCCTGACCGATACTCGTTTACTGATCCGCAGATAGATGACCTGATCAGCGGTGTAGGACTGCCTGGCAGTATTGATATGTATGACCTACAGGCAGGTCAAGGTGGGTCGTTTCAAGGGGATGGTCAGAGGGGGGATCGCCGCCAAAAGGTAGTGGACCTATCGGATGGCACGGACCAGACCGATGATTTTGAAGTAGATACAGCAGATGGAGATGATGGTCCAGCACCCCCAGAAGCCCCTAGTGCGGCTAATCAGTGGGGAACTGATGTCACTGTAGCTCCAACTGCAGCATCACCAGCAGCTGATGCTGTAATTGTAGGAGGTGTGCCAGGTGACCGATCTAAGGCGTACTACGACCCTGACACAGGTGGTGTAGGTGGCACATTCTTTGGCAGTTACGGCACCCGAATTGACCCCATGACAGGGGAGGTGACGCAACCCCTACCGCATTTCGAAGGTCGAACTGCTGAAATGGGCGGCTCGTTCACTGCGCCTTTGTATGATCCATCAGCAGCGTTCACTCAGCGCACAGGACCCGAAGGCGCAGCACTTGGCAGCTATAACGACCTATTCCCTGTCTACCTTTACGGAGGTGCCCCAAGTAGCGCACTGGTGGAATTAGATCGGTATGGGTTAGGGTTAGATTTTGTTCGGGCAAATCCAGCGCTATTACAGCAGTGGTGGACCGATGTTTTCAAGCCAACCTACGGACGAATAGCGGCAGGCGGCGAAGGTTATGACGTTAATGCGCAGAAGAATGCCGAGTGGGCTAATCGATTAGGCAAAGCAGTTGAGTATGTAGCCAATCCCCTGACCCTATTGTTCGGTGCAGGGGGTGCAGGTCCTGTGGGCCAGGCTGCAATAGACGCTGCGAATTATAGCGCATTTGGTGGTGTAGACCCTGCGTCCATGCAGCTGGGCCTGCCCCTAATGCCCGATACCCTATTAGGGCAAATATTTGGTGGTGACACGGGTGGCTTGACTATCGCACCTGGAACAAGTGACGCAATCATTAATGCACTTGGGGATCTAATCGTTCCTTCTACTCAGTTCGGGGTGGACCCAACGGCAGACAAAGTAGTCCTGGATAAATTAGGCCAACTCATTGTAGGTGGGGATCAGTTTGACTTAGAGCCAGGTATAGGTCAATCGTTAATAGATCGACTTGGCACAATGTTCGTTGGTCCAGAACAATTCAAATTGGGTACGGGGTTCAATGCTTCAGGACCTTACAGCGCCGAAGACAAGCTGCTCAACGATATAGGTATTATCAACGTAGGACCTGACCAATTCGATATTAATGATCCTGATGCAGTAGTCAAAAAGCTGAGAGGCTTAATCCCCACAATACAGATAGGACCTGAAGCGTTTGATCCTGCCAATGTAGCATTGACAGTCCAACGACTAAAGGACCTGATTCCCGATGTGCAGATCGACCCATCCAAATTCTCACCTACTGACATCAGCTTAACGCTCGACAAGCTACGAGAAGACATAGGTAGTATACAGGTGGGACCTGAGCAATTTGTGTTGGGCACGGACTACACGCCAAGCACAGGTGAGCGCACAGTCGAAGAGAAACTCTTAGCCGATATTGGCGTAGTGCAGGTCGCGCCTGGACAGTTTGAGCTAACCGACACTGACAAGGTGATTGGCAAGCTGCTGACCGATATAGGCCTAGTCCAGGTTGGTCCTAACCAATTTAAGTTGGGCGAAGACGCGCAAGGAACAACGCCAGAGCAGCAGCTGTTGTCGGACTTGGGCATCATTGAGGTGGGTCCTGACGGGTTCGTGCCTACAGACACGGCAGATATAAAATTAAAACTGTTGAACGACATTGGCATGATCCAGGTGGGCGTAGGCATGGAGGGACGTGCGCCTGGGTTTACTCTTGATCCAGCGGCAGCAGGCATCCTACGCGATGAACTGGTCAATGCAATTAATCCTATCGGCGCTGCTGACATCCAGGGATTAGAAGGATACGATCCAACCAATATCGCCAACGTATTGCGCAGTGACATCACCTCGCGTATCGATGCGATCAATCGGGGTGATGTTGGGTTGACCGATAGTGACATCGATCTCCTACTAAATCCTTTTGAGCAGCGTGTAGCGGCATTGCCTGACCAGTTTCAACAAGCTGCTGCTGATCCTATCAGTGATCTTATTTCAGGATTACGAGGTCAGCCTGATTATATAAAAGATTTTAAAGTTAAAGATGACTTCCTTGAAAAAGGCACGAAGAAGGCAGGCAGTCTGCTGGACCTGCTATATGGCACAGGGGGTGCAGGCCGAGAAGGGGCAGGTATAGCCAACTTTGCAGTGCCCGAAGCACTCGACACAATAGAATCGCGCCTGGGGTCGTTTGGTCCTGGCGGCACGGGCATCATGGGCAATGTGTCGGCACTGCAAGATGCACTGCAGAATATTGACCTGGATGCACTGCAAGCACCTGAAGGCTTAGATGCCTTAGTGGCTAATGTAGGGCAGTTAGGCGCAGACCTTCCTGGTGCAGAGCTTGGCCTTGGTGCGTTCCAGCAAGCCCTTGGAACTTTTAGTGCTGAAGATCAAGCGGTAATGGGCATGTTGCTGAACATGATTGGGCCAGAGGGCATCGCCAGCCTTAGCACACAGGAGTTGTCAGGCTTGATAGAGCGCTTTAGGGGCATGCAGGGAACAGCATTAACCGATGCGCTGAGCGGCTACTGGTCTGAGCCTGCAGGATACGAACCGTGGCTGGACGCTCTTAAGAAAGGCGTGCTAAGCACCTACGGTCCTATACCCGAAATGGAATGGGAAGGGTTATTGACTGAAATCGGCAGCGGCTTGTTGCCGAGTATCACAGAAGCGATAGGAAAGAACTTTTACGAACATGAACCTGCCTTTAAGAATGTCATTAGTCGCATAGATGAATTCGAAGATTTGTTCAAGGAGTATGAGGCAGCGCGTGGAGAAGGAACAGGAGAAGGAGGTGACGGTGTGCCAGGTGGATCAGACACGACAGGTAATTGGCTAAAAACACTACAGGATGCCCTGAAGCCAAAAGTGACAGACCAAAAAGACCTGACAGCAGAATACCTGACAGCTGAACCAGTGACGGCTAGCCTGCTGGCAGACTTAGGCGATACTCAAACCAAACAAGATGAAGAGTTGTTAGAGCAGCTGCAGCGCTACGGTGTGGTGCAGAGTGGCGATACAGTAGAGGCGATACCTGAACTGGATTCGTTGCAACGTAGAGAACGTATGGGCGTGTTGTCGGATGCAGCGCAGCGCATACAAACTGACCGTGATGCAGCGATGCAGCAGGGTCTTGACCTGGGCAAGACGATCACCACACGCGACCTGGGCCTGGGCGAGTTGCGTGGATTAATCGATGGTCAACAGACGTTGGGTGGTAGGCAAGCAGACCTGGATATAATAAGTGCAGTTATTGCAGCCCTTGATCCTAACCTAAAGATAACGGGTGACAAGGATGAGTTGGCAGTGTTGTTACTTCAACTCCTTCAAAATGTTCCAGGGGGCAAAGACGCAGAATGGATAGCAAACTTTAAAAACATGGTAATGGGAGATTAGTCATGCCAATAGGACAATTAGCTGCACTCGCAGGGGCACAGGGGGTCAAATATCTCCTGGACCAACGTGCAAAAGGACAGCAAGAGCGCGAACAGGCACGCCTGGATGCAATGGCAAAGCTACAGGGCGGCTTGTCAGGGCAACCGCAACGACCAGGTATGGCAGGTCCTCCTGGGGGTATGTTGGGCGCAGGCCAGCAAATGATGAACGACCCACGTATGGAAAAGATGATACAGGATATGCTCTTCAAGTACTTGTTTCAAGGTGGACAAGCGCCAGGCGCTCAGATGCCCAACCCACAAGGCATGATGCAGAACATCAGAGGCTAAGTAATGCCAGCATATGATACAAAATGGACCCCTTGGATGAAGCGCTTAAATGCGCTGCGTCAAACCAATCCAGAGGCAGTGGCTGAGATTGAGCGTAGGGGTGATGAAATATTTAACAGTTACAGTGGCGATGAAATAGAACGACAAGATCGGTTGACATCGCGTGCCCGTGCGATGGAACAAGCCATGCAGGAATACGAACGCACGGCAGGCACTACGGACACTGTGGCGTTTGCTGATCTGCCTGAAGAGGACCCCCTGGCAGGCTTGCCTGAGCTTACACCTGATCCTGAGCCAAGTCTGGAAACCGAGATCATCCCTGAAGATGAAAGGGATCAGTACCCAAGGGTGCAGGATATACCGAAACGTCCCACTACGCCCATTGCAGAAGCAGCTGCTCAGGACACACTTGAAGACGTTGAGCCATTGCCATTGGATCAGGCAGGTATAGCCGAGATGGAGAACCCCACCATGCTACAGCGCTTAGGGCGCTTTGCAGGGAGTGATAAGGGCTTGTCTGTGTTAAGCGCCTTGGCAAGAGGTGGACAAGCCTACATGGGCGGCAGGGCACAGTCTGAGGCAAACAAACAGGGCAGGGAGTCTCAAGCCAGGGCGAACCTGATCAATGCGCTCAGTAGTCGCGCAGGAGCAAGGGGCGTTACCGAGAAACCAAAGATGGGTAAGTTGGGCAACCTGTTTGGCACCTTAGCTGACATTGGTGGTGGCTTGCGTGAAGAGAGGACGTTGGAGCGCGAGAGAGACTTGAAGGAGCGCAAGTTCACAAG